CGTTAACAGATATAACTGACACAGTACTAAGTTTTAGCGCATATAACTTGGTAAATGCCAATGTATACGGAAATGGTGGGATAAAAGTCTGGCCAGTATCTCTACTACAATCAATGCAAACCCACGAACATACTACCAATGTTGATGTAAAGGTAGACTTTGATTTTACAAAATATCTACAAATCAATACAGTGGGTAGCAATATAGCTATCAATGGTAGCAGCCAACAAGCATTTCGTGCTGGATTCCGTGAAGGAATCAAACTACTTCTTAATGACGGGGAAGAAAAATATAGTATGCTCAAGTTAGATTGGCGCAACTATGATAGACTATGGAGATGGATGCATGTGGGCCAAGACATTGAAAACGGCATCTATTGTATCTACGGGGCTAGGTATGCTTGCTACCTAATGAAGATTGAAAAGAATTTTAGTATTGAAAAGGTCAATGACTTTGACTATTTAAATAACTTATTCAATAGTCTTACTATTAATGAAAACGAATGTAATAGATTAGGTAAACTACTTAATACTATTGACTATAGAATACAAGACATACCAGTAGATTATTATAGTGCCGAGTACAGAAACAGAATCGTATGTGTCAAACGTAGTCCCGAAACAAACACACTATATGACATCGTATTCATACACAACAATGAACCAGGTGCAGAGGAAAACTTCAGTGAAATTAAAGAAAAGTTTCCAAGAACAAAACTACTAGCAGGCTATAAAGGAATACATAGGGCACACATAGAAGCCGCAAAAATGTGTCAGACTGATTACTTTTGGGCAATAGATGGTGATGCTGTGTTAGTAGATGATTTTGATTTTGTATATGATATCCCATTCTACGAACAACCTAAAGTACGTGTGTTTCGTGCTAAGAACCCTATCAATGAATTAGTATATGGTCATGGTGGAATTAAACTGTTACCCAGAACTAGTGTGCTACGTATGAGAACTGACAACGTAGACATGACCACAAGCATTAGCGAATACTATGAACCTGTTATGGTATTAAGTAACATACATCAATTTAACACTGATGCATATAGCACATATAGAACAGCATTTAGAGAATGTTGTAAGTTGGCTAGTGAGGTTATTAAAAATCAAAATAGTACAGAAACACAACATAGATTGAGTGTTTGGTGTACACTGAACGAAGATGCTAGTTATGGGTATCAATGTTATGCTGGTGCATTGGCTGGTAGGGAGTATGGTCTAGCGCAAAAAGACCTACACAATATAAACAATTACGAATGGTTAAAAAATAAGTATGACGAATTTCAACAACATACCCTGGCAGCGCATAGTTAAATTTGGTCAAGCAACAATGCTTGATGAAAATTTATTCTCTATCAGTTGGATACTAGGAAGATTCTGTAACTACAAATGTAGTTACTGTTGGCCATATGCTAACACACAAATACCCGATCACCAAGAACTAGAAATCTATACTAGGTCAATGGACGATATTAGACAACAAGCTAGTAATAATGGCTACACAAAGTTTCATTGGAGTTTCAGTGGTGGCGAACCTACAGCATATAAACACTTTCTAGTGATGGCAGAAAAGGTATTATACGACAGTATCCACATGACTACTAACTTAAGTCCCGGTATTCAATGGTGGGAACGATGGCTTAAGGCTACTGAGTTAAGCAGACGCCGTAGTATCACTGCTAGTTTTCACCATGAGTTTGCAAATGAAAAAGAATTTGGTAATAAGATATTATTCTTAAATGAAAACAATGTGTTTGTAACTGTTAATCAAGTTATGGTACCTGAACAATTTATGGACTTATATACTCGGTGTAAGCGATTCCATGAGCGGGGAATCAATGTAACACTAAAGCCACAAAGTGATCCAACTGCTAGTAAAGTTGTTGATGGGTATAGTGAAGATATGATACAATTAATGCGTACAGGTTTCCCACAACATGTACATGAAGAAGAATTACTACAAGTAAAACTTATAGATGATGAACACAAAGTTTGGCATTTAGATCAAGCCGAACGTTTCAATGCATTTGGGTTTAACAAATTTGAAGGATGGATGTGTAATAGTGGCTATCAGGGTATTGTAATACGTGAGGATGAAGTGAAACGTAGTTATAGTTGCCATGATAAAAGACTAGGAACATTGAGTGAAGGGTTTACTATTTTTGATAAGCCCACAATCTGTACTACACCAAGCTGTGTTAGCAGTGCAGATAGTAAGATACCTAAAGTAAAATTATGAAAATAGATACAGAACATTTACACTTTTGGATGTGTGCTATTAGAGGAAGCAACAACCCAATGCGTACACTAGATGCATTTTGGAGTGGACAACTTAAAAGCAAAGAATGGTTGATTGGAAATTTAACGCCGTATATTGATGATGTTGTGTCAGTTGATATTCATGGTGGTTGGGTAGGGGCACTAGCAAGTCTTATGTTTCAATCAGATATAGGTTCTAGTTATAGACATATCCGTAGCGTAGATATTGATCCATTGTGTGAACATATTGCTACTACGATGAATAAGATAGAAGAACAAGATGGAAGATTCAGAGCAATCACTGGGGACATGTGCAAAGTACCCATTCACGGAAATGTTGTTATCAATACCAGTTGCGAACATATTACACAAGAACAATATGAGTCATGGTTGAATAATGTTCCAAAAGATAGTTTAATTGTGTTACAGAGCAATGACTATAAGATACCTGAACATATTAGAACATGCACAACATTACAAGAGTTTGAAAAGCAATCACATATAAACAAATTATATAGTGGTAGCTTAAAACTTCAACTTTATACCCGGCATATGATTATCGGTCGTAAGTACTAATCTGCAAGACGATACGCGGTGTGTATCCGATATTTGCGGCCCCGTGTAATCCATTGCTATTTGTATAGCAATATAAATCACCCTTAGCATAGTTAGTAGTTACTGTATCCTCATACATAAAAATATGTCCGGGTTGCCAATCTTGCCATGGCATCCAATAACGCTGACTGTTAGCTTGGTATTCAGTGTGCGGGTCAATATGCATGGGCATAAAGTTTCCGGGCATCATCTTGGTAATCCACCAATGATACTCTCCTGTAATAAAAGGAAACTCTAATGTAAAACTTACATTGGTCTTGTCAAACATATAAAAATAGATATCGCTGTCTTTATATCCTGCATCACGGGCACGTTGATATTCACGTTCTTCCTCTACACTATCAGGTTTCTTACCCTCAGCAGGTCTACCCCAACCCTTACTGTTTAATATCTCGTCTACCCATTCTTGACGAACCCAATGATTATAATTAGCTATGTATTGCATGATATAAATATTTAACAATGTTCAAGTTCAACGAATTAAAACAAATCCATTTGGAAATTACCAATAACTGTCAAGCCGGTTGCCCAATGTGCAGTAGAAATGTACACGGCGGGCTTGAGAACCCACTATTGAAAATACAAAATTGGTCATTGGATGATTTCAAAAACATCATGACCGAAGAGGTATTACATCAAATAGAAAGTTATTATCATTGCGGAAACTTTGGTGACCCATTACTTAATAACAATCTAACCGACATGTGCGAATATAGTAAAACTGTCGCACCAGATACTCGTATTGCTATACACACTAACGGAAGTTTACGCAACCCAAGTTGGTGGAAACAATTAGCTAAGAGTCTGCCCAAAGATCATTTAGTTATATTTGCATTAGACGGATTAGCCGATACTCATAGTCTGTACAGAATAGGCACAGATTACAACAAGATACTAGAAAACGCAACAGCATTTATCGGTGCTGGTGGCAGAGCAGATTGGACATTTATTAAGTTTAAACACAATGAGCATCAAGTAGAAGAGGCTAGAAAAATAGCAACTGGAATAGGTTTTGAACAGTTTACAGTCAAGAATAGTAGCAGATTCATTATGGATCCAACATACCCCGTACTAGATAAAGACGGGAATGTAACGCATCACTTAAAGCCTAGCACTGATAATACACTAAAGTTCATTGATAAGAAAATGATAGACAATGCAGAACAAGTAGCACAACAAGCTACTATCAATTGCTTTGTGCAAGAAAATAAAGAAATATATATTGATGCTTACAAGACTCTGATGCCTTGTTGTTGGCTAAGTAGTTTACCATATACATATATCATGCCGGGCGACTATGCGGGAGATGTACGTAGAAAGATACTATTACAATACTACGACTTAATGAGAGACTTGGGTGGAATTGATAACATGAACGCACTTAATCGTAGTGTAAAAGATATTGTAGATTCAACTGAATATCAAACAGTGTGGCACAAATATTGGAACGATACTAAACTAATCACATGTGCTAGAACATGTGGCACAATAGATATTGCTAAACCCAAAGACCAATTTAGAGAAAAAGAGAAAATCAATGAGTAAATATTTCTGGTTTCAACCCGAAGAAACACGTATGGGTGCAGGACAAAGACAAATTGAAAAACTAACAGGTAGTCCTACATTCTGTGCATTACCCTGGCTACATGTTGCCACACGACCAAACGGTGATGCACGGTTATGCTGTGTGACTAACGCTAGTGGGGCTCACACCGGTGACCATACAGTTGGCTTGGTCAAAAAAGAAAATGGTGTACCCGCTAACTTTGGCAAAGAAACTGTGTTAAGCGCATTCAACAACGAATACATGCGAAGTGTCCGTATAACAATGTTAGAGGGTAAGATACCCGCAAGTTGTACTAAATGCTTTGAAGAAGAAAGCAACGGAGTAGTTAGTAAACGGTTATGGGAAATGTATGAGTGGAACAAAGACGGGTTAGACTTTGACCAACTGATTAAAGATACAACGGAAGATGGACATGTACCCGAAGTGATTCGTTACTTTGATTTACGATTAGGACATACTTGTAATCTCAAATGTGTTATGTGTAGTCCGCATGATAGCAGTGGATGGGTAAGCGACTACAAAAAGATAATCAAAGTTACTAAAAGCAATGTAGTATTCAGTCAGATAGAATGGGACAGTAAAGACTTTAACAACTATTGGTATGAGCGCCCAGAGTTTTGGGAAGAAGTATTTGAACAGATTCCCAACATTACTCAACTATACTTTGCCGGTGGCGAACCACTAATGATTAAAGAACATCGTAGGTTCTTAGATGAAATCATCAAGCGCGGGTATGCACACAAGATTAGTCTACGTTACAACAGTAATGGTATATTCGTTAATGAAGATATAATCAATGTATGGAGTCAGTTTAAACGTGTACGTTTTGCTTTTAGTATTGATGCATGTGATTCACGTAATGCATATATACGTTTCCCAACTGATTGGACTGACATTGAGAAGTCATTAGACTTGTTAGACACCGCACCCGATAACATACATTGCAATGTTGCATGTGCAGTACAGATATTCAATATCAAACATATTATAGACTTTGCTAAATGGAAACTAAGCAAAGGATACAAACGTATTAACAAGTTTACTATTGATGACTATCAAGCAGGCGGTGGCATCATTAGTTTACATTTACTATACATACCTACATTCTTAAGTGCAAGACTATTGCCTAAAGAAGATAAAGAACAGTTAGTAAAAGACTTTGAAAATTTTAAAGAATGGCTATGGAACAACTACACACAAGACGACAATTTCTGGCATGTAAACCCATATGGATGGAAGCGTTGGCAGGGTATCTTAAATTTTGTAACATCAGAAGACCACAGTAATCTATTGCCGGACTTAAAAGAATACGTGAATAACTTAGATGATATCAGAAAGACAGATGCTAAGTCTGTGTTTCCGGAACTAAGTCATTTATTTTAGTAATAGGGATATCAGCCGCACATGTACAATTGTTACGTGTGCATATTGCGGGTACTGTAGGCACAATAAACGTATCATTATAGATATTACCCAAGCTACCGCCCACTCTACATGTAGCACCATGTACATCACCGTCCCAGTTAATCATTAGACTTTCTAATCCAATATTGCACTTCCAACCCTTATACTTGTTTAAGTGTAATTTGATTACATCATTTGCATGTATAACAGTTAATGGATTGTATGCGTCACGGTGATGTATAAATGTATTGGGTTTTACAGTAGCGGTCTTACTTAGTATCCAGTCTAAATCATTCTGGTCGTACTTCATATCGTCAAACAAATCTTGCTCACCCTCTGTCCAACGTATGCGTCTAATAACATACGGAACACTAAATGTTTCCAAGTACTCTACTGCTTCTTTACATTCGTTCATCATTTTATGATGAGCCATTACATTGACTACAATGTTAGGAGTTTCTTCATTATCCCATATAATATCATGTACAGTATCTAATACGTTACGCCAATCACCCTCAGTAAAATGCAAGCTGATTACATATTGATTGACGGGCATTTGTTTATACCAACTACCTTTTCTAGTTCCATTAGTAGTAACACTTAGCCACTTAATACCTTTTTCTTTTACATATGATAACAATTCTTCTATGTGAGGATGTACGCAAGGTTCGCCACCGGTGAAACTTAGTCGAACCGGCTTGGGTAACTCACAGAGTTTATCTACAGTGCTTTTTAGTATATTGATATCGGTATGTGGGCTAGTATTATCATGTATTTCGCTTGGGCAATAACTACAATCATAGTTACAGCGTTTGCCTAAGTTCCATTCAATTTTAATACTGTCCTGATGATTCCAGCGGCTGTTTACTTTATACATACGGTTTAAACTCTGGGGTTATTTCTTCAAAACTTAATTGTTTGCGTGATTTATCTAATCTATGATTAAATTCAATACAATCATTCCATAAATGTGATGTATCATTTGACTTAATGAAATTAATAATACCTTCAATTTGTTTTAGTGTTAGATTTAATAGTATAGGATGTTCTATAACATACTTATAAGTAGGTACACGCAATCTAACTATCTCTAATCTTCTAATAGCTAAATCTTTTAACTCTTGTGGCAATACTTGTATGCTTAATACATTAGGATACTTAACCATATTAGTATAAAATACAATACCCAAATCATCTAAGAAATATTCAATCATTTTATCTAATACAAGTACATTAGATACTTGCACAGCAACTGCGCCAACAATACGATTTAGATTGGGTATCTTTTGTACCTCTTTAATATTTGATATTAATTCTCTCCAATCACCGTTACCGCGAATATAGTCGTGGCTATTTTCAAACCCGTCTATACTTACGTTTACTGCTACACTTTTAAACTTAGGCCAGTAATCATATATGTTTCTGCGACCCTTGCCTAGTGTAGTTAAATTGGTTGCGTACTTGATCTCAATATTATGTCCGTACTCACTTAGCATGTCTAATATGCGATAATGTTGTGGATCCATAAGTGGTTCGCCACCTGCAAATTCTGCACGACGGAAATATGGTATAATCTTAGCAAAACTATCCCACCAATTAGGATTGTCTTCAAACTTATCTAAGTAGGGTTTCTGCAACAAATTCAAATCTTTAATAGCCTGAACCATATAGTTGTTTTCTTTAATATAGAATTCTTCTACTTCTTGCCAATCGTTCCAGCTTGTACTGTCCATAGGATGACACATACGGCATTTTAGATTACACAAGTTATTCAATTTGATTTCCATTGTGGGGATTTCAAATGGCATGGTGTAGTCTTCTCGTAAACTATCTAATGCGTGTGGATATAATATAGCACGTGATTCAGGTATTGCACCCGTAATATGTCGTTGTCTTAAACTTTCAACACCCTGGTCTTCTAATACAAAACAGGGTTCGCATTCTTTGGGACGTATACTGTTGCAAACTTGATGACGAATACGTTTCATATTGTCATTATTCCATATTTCTTCTAGCGTATTCTTTGTAATATCCCCGATAGGGTGACTGCGACAACATACTAATATTGCCCCATCTTCACGTGTAGCTAGTCCGGTAAACGGATGCATACAGAATGTGTTACTTTGATTGTTCAATTGCCCACAACCTTTCTTTACACCAGAAACATTCATTACATATAGGTACATATTGACCCGGTGTATATGTAGTATAATTTATATCAGGAAATTCACCCTCACAACTACGTGTATTGTTTAATAATTCATTTAATTGTAATGAATTGTATTGTCTGATGATCCAGTCTTTCTCAATAAATCTAAATGGATGCACTACGGTTTTATTCATATGTGTAGTTAATCGTAGATATTGATTTTCTTCTGTGGGTTCTACATTACGCTTTTCCATTCCACCTAAATCAATACCTCTAGGATTATGACTGACACCATTATAATAAGCGTCTACATTCTCATAATAACAGATATATTCACTATAGCTACGAATCTCCGCAATATCCCCTGAACTAGGCTTTCCATATTCATCTGTAAATGTAGGGCCTATATTGCCCCATTCAATGTCAGGAGCAATAAAGTTTTCATATCGTTCAAAGTGTATGTTTTTAAACGTGCGGAGGAAGTAACTATATACGTCCAAGCTATTATATCGTTGCCAGGGTCTAGTCTTCCACATTCTAACATGACTGATAAAAGCTATATCAATTGGCAATTTATTATCAGTTATATGCTTACATAATAGATAGGCTAATAACGCACTATCTGCGCCACCGCTTATACTAACTGCAATATTACTCCATTCATTATTAAATGGAATCTCTAAATTATCTACTATAAAATTATTCATGTTCTTTCTAAATACCTTAATAAGGGGCTGATGCCAACAGGCTGATTATCATCTAATGCTAGATATATACAGTTGGTTTCAGTTAAATTAAAATCCTTGCATACTTTACTATAGTTAATATTGTGCGTATACCATAGATAATCCGACTTTGTATTATCCATAAAGTATTTTGCAATGGTTATTAATGCACGATTGTTCATACTGAAATCGTTCATTATACTAATACTATCCTGTACAGGCTCTTTTGTATATCTAATACCAACACGATTCCATCCTAGACCAAGACCTTTACTAAGACTGATCCCAACGGACTTGATACTAGGATGACTAAAATCAAAAACAATATTGCGGCAACAACTAATCCATGCACCGTCAATATGTACTGGAATATCTTTGTTAAGACATTCATCTAGTAGTTCCTTCATACTTACATGTATATCCCCGGTGCTGGGGAAGGGCATTGCTATTATTAACGGAACGTTGGGTATTAGATTACCAACGTCAGTAACAGTAGATAACCCTAGACGATTATGATATCTATAATCATTAGTAATAGTTTGTACTGGGCCCTGCATATAAAGATTGTCTATATACTGAGTACAACCTATTATAATATCTTTACGGGTATAACTGCCTAGTCCAGTTAATGTATTCACTGTAGTACTATCTATCCAATTACTACATTGTATTATAAAATCGCTGTATTCAATATACTCGGATTTAAACTGTCCACTCAATACATTATTAGTTAACAGTTCTAAATAACTGTCAATTAACGGTTGCGGCTTGAATATCTGTAGATAATTCTTAGAATAACTTAATGCGGTTCTCATACCCAATCTCCATACATATGCCAACTAGGAGTATTTAATTGACTAATATCAATTGGACTTAATTGTCCGTACAATGGACCATCAATAAACCCTGTACAGGCTCTGCTACTAAACGTTATATAACTATCAGGGAAACACTTATTAATATTGTTAATCCAATAGTTCTCTCTATGCAATCTATATCGTAACGGATATAGTGATACTGTTCCCTCATAAGCAAAGATATTGCTTAGATTAAACACGGTCTTTTTATTTGAGTAATCAAAATATTGATGTAAATCAACTATTTCATTTAATAAGTCTAAATGAACAAAATCATATGAGACATTAGCTATTACGGGTGCTTTGTTCTTCCAGTATTCTAATGCCTTAATATTGTAATCGTACATAACAACACGTACGGGTCTAGTTTTACTGATGATATCTGTATACCATGTGCCGCTAGCAGGGGTAAACACTTGTTCAATATCAGTTAATTTACTATTAGGCCAGTCTGTATTCTCTGTATGCACAAACGTAGTTAAACAGTAGTTATGTTTTTGATATATATAATTAATCTGATCCAGAAACACATCTATATTCTCTGGATAATAATGTTTTTTATTTTGTCTGAATGGTTCATCAAATACTAATACAGGGATATCATTATCTAATGCTATACTTAGTATATTGTGTCCATGCATCTTGTGACTATAATCTGTTTCATCTTCCCCACCCGACACCCAAGACGGTGTATAATCATCATGTATATTGTCATGGCTACGGTGTGGCTTTATTTGTCGATGTTTACTTCCTAGTATTTGTTTTCCAATATCCGGACAATTGTGTTGTTTATAGTATTTTAAATTGATTACATAGCACTGATGATGCAGTTCATAATATGCTTCATTACGGTCTAATACATGCCCCATAATAAAGAAGTCTTTATCTAGACTTTTTTCTAATTCAGTAAAGAATTTATCACCATTAATAAACTCTGTGCCAGGACTGAACACTACACAGTATTCATATTCATTCGCACATTGTTTTAATAGTTCATTTTCGGATAAGCCTACAAAAGTATCATATCCCTTACTGTATAAGTTGGTGATAGTGTAATCTGCAATGTTCTTAATATACTCCCGTGCCATTGGATTATACGTATGGGTATCATCTACCATACAATATGCTATTTTTTTATCATTGAGGGTGCTTGGGAATTTTTGTATACTCATAACTCTTTACTAACATTTCACTAAATTCATCTAATTTATTACCAATAATACCATGACCAATCATATGTATTCTATTATACACTGAATTATTCACAACGCAATGTTCATTGGTTATATTGACCAATTTAACATCACCCGGAGTC